TTTGGTTCCTTATACTGCACACCTTCACTGTTGTAAACATGCAACAGGTACTTTTTCTTTGCTGTCCAGATACCCTTATTGGCCAAGACTTCGCGCTTCATGTCCATCTTTTGAGCATAGACATTTAATGCTAGACCTAATTCTTCACAGGTCTTATCAATGAACGGCTGAATTTTCTCGGCGCAAATCTTACCCATGGTTGCGATAACGTCCTCGATTTTTGTTTCGGACAGCTTATCGCCATATACCATTTCCATGATACCTTTCATGTTGATATAAACAGAGTCAGTATCAGATGCAATGATATAATCAATGCCGGTTGTTTGCAGGAGTTTATTGATATATCTGTTGATTGCATTACCAATCCACTGAATAACAAGCTTACCGGATGAGGTAACACCTTCTGCTAGAGGAATAGCAAAGTAACGGAACCATTGGTTGCCCAAAGCGCCATAAGCTGAGTTCAAGGCCTCTTTCTTGGCGCGCTGGAGGTTATCGTATCGTGACTCTAGGTTTTCTTGAACCTTCTTTTCATCTGGGTCTGCTGCTGCAATTTTGGCCTTCTCGGCTTGCAACATGAGTTTCTTATATTTCTTACGGTCGTCAAACATCATTTGCATAATCTCGGGTAGGAAACCATGCTTTTCGATTGTAAAGAATTGTCTGTTTGGAGTTAGTGTTACCTTCTCCGGTACAAGCTTATCGCGGAAGGCAGGGGCATTTTTAAGCAAATCATCCACGGATATATCCATGTTATTCATGATTGCTTCCATGCCAGGTGTATAGTCTGCTGGTGAAACAATCGTATCTGGAGATATGTTGAATTCCATGATTAAGTGTGGGTACAGAGAGGTCAAGTCAAAAGATGCAATCCATTCGTGCAGACCGACCAGAGGTTCCTTTACATAAGCACCTGCATACTTTTCATTCTTTGAATGACTTGACATTGGAGGAATAACCATCTTCTTATCACGCAAATGATTATAGATGATAATATCCCACATTCTAACCTGTGAGAATACGTCCTCATAGTTCACCTTGGCGTCATAGGCCATGGTCAAGCAAAGGTCAATGATCTTTTCTTTTGCGTCAATCTGGTCGACAAGTTCAACGTCGGAAATGTTATATTCAATGAACAGTTGGTGGTTTTCTTTGTATAGGCGCCGCAAGTTCTCATACTCGGAATATGATACTTTACGCTTGCCCAGAACGTCAAACGCAATTGCATCTAGTTTGTAACTCTCATGCGACCAGCCGCCCTTTGAATACTTCCTGAATAGTTGCAGGTAGTCCCAGACAGCAATGCCAAGTATCTTATAGGATGAGCGTTCAACCTTCATATATTCAGAAGTTTCAAGGCGTAGGTTGCCCCATGGTGAAAGCCGCTTGGCAGAAGCTTCATCCAGAACCTTTACAATACGGTTGACTAGATATGCAATATCGAAATACTTGACATTCCAGCCAGTAATAATATCGGGATACATTTCACACCAGCAGTTGAGGAATTTCTCAAGCAGGTCCGTCTCATCCTTGCATCGAACATATGTCAAATCATTTCTATCATGAGTAAACTCACCGATACCAAACACATGGAAGTGGCCAGCACGTTTCATGGTGATAGCAGTGATAGGTTCTTTTGCTTCGTCGGGTTCGGGGAACCCATCATCAGAACCTACCTCGATATCGAGGTTTGCCACGACAATATTTTCAATATTCCAATCAATCATCTTGCGATACTTGTCGGAGATATAGCAATACTCAAATCGACGCTGGCCATAGATTGGAAAAGATTCAACACCCGAATACTTGTCAACGAATTCGCGTGTTTCTCTGATATTGCCCGGATTGATTTTACCTAATGGTTCACCCAAGACACCGTGATATTCGGTTTCTGTCTTAGTAGGAACAAAAAGAGTTGGATTGTAGTCCAACTTCTTTTGTATTCTCCGTCCATTCTCTACGCCACGGTAAAGGATTTTGCTGCCTTGTACCTGTACGTTCGTATAAAAAACTGACATTATTTTCCTGGAAGTATGAGGGACTTATTTGGCAACGCTAGGTTTGAGGTGATTGATTTGTATTGTGTAATGAATTGCTCTAGAGCCTCGGTAACACAGATAACGTCCCTAATATGAAGTGTGAATTTTCTGGTTTTAGAGTATGGCATCCATGGAGCAAAGCCAATATTTGGCGGTGCGCCTGCCGGTCCCGGCATTGCTACTACCACAATAGGATTGTTAAGGGTGTAAACATGTTCACCATCCCAAAACTCACTGATAATATCCTCACCAGTGATCAATCTAAGCAATTTAATTTCTGATTTACCTGTCAATTGCAATCTCCATATCATAAACGCCCGCGGTCACCCACTTTTCAGGAACATAAGTTACCTTATATCCTGTGTCAGTGGTATACGTGTAAGAGTTTTCGTGATCTTTCACACGAATAATCTTTTCGATCATACCATCATAGGCCCGTTGGCGCAATACTGTTTCTAAAATATTCATTTTTACTCCATTATCTCTAGTCGTGTCCAATTGTAATGTCTATCGTTATTCGGATCTTTATCTAGTTTTTCATTTTTCCGCTTACAATATGCTTCTGCGGCGGCTTCTGTTGAGTATGCTTTAAAAGGAGGTCCACAGCCTTCATATCTGACATAATCATAGATCACATAAACAGGACCGAACATAAGCGTCATTTCGATTTCTCCACATGCTTTTCCCATTCTTCATAGGCCCATTCGGCGCCGTCAAAATAAGATGCACTTTTCCAACCACAACTGCATTCATACTGGTCGACCATATGGACGCCAATATCTTTGATTCGGTGCTTATCTAGTTTTACGGGTATCCGCATTACTGCAAGACTACCTTTTCTTTTGTGATTTTTGTTTGGAGATATCCATCCTCAGATAAGAGGATTTTATGTGGGATATTACCCGCACTCAGTTGGACTGACTCGTCGTAAATATCTTGTATGTTCTGATAATAAGAGCCCGAACCCTTTAAGAATTCCAAGCTTGCGGCCAATTGCTCTAGAGTTATTTCCAAGTCCATTGTAAACTAGTCCATATCATTGAAGTAGCTTACATTATAGCATAAGTGGTTACGGAAAGCTAGTGTTATTTTGCTGGTAAAGCGGTGATTGCCTTGTTAATTTCAGCAATCCATTCCTTCTTTGTTCCCATATTCTTTCCGGGACAAGCTTTATGGGAAGTCCTTGGATCTTCTCCGTGGAAATTAAAATTCTTTTCCGTTGCTTTTGTTCCTAGAGATTTATAGAGTACAGCAAAACAGTGAACCGTTAATCTGCGCATATCATCAGGAAGTGTTTCGATATCATAATTGCCGATAACTTCAATTCCGAAACGCGCTGCATTATATGAAGGAGAATGTGTTCCTCTTTCGGTCAGCTTTGTGGCCACATAAATTTTTCCATTAGGGAAGATAAAGATATGAGGGCCGGAACGCCACTTCATTTTACGATAAGAAACCCACCAGTTGTCCATAAGCTGCTCGGGTGTCCAACGCTTGGAATCAAGGTAACCCTTGACGCGCTTAAGGTCAGGCATCCAAGTATTATGCAATACTGCACCTTCAATCTTGGCACCAGTGTCTAGAAACTTGGTTGGTTTCAACTCAGCAACATATTTGGTGAATTCTACAGGTGTAAATCCTAATTTAATAGGGGTATTTGTCATTAGATCGGTTCCTTTCGTGCCATCGCTTTTGCTCTTGTTCTTACTTTATCGACTCGGCGTGTCCAATTGCCCTCAAACTTGGCCCAGTTCTTGGAACCTTTCATTAGGCTCAGACGCGCATCACAAATATCATCAATGACTTTAATGCTATCCCGTGCCTTTAGTGCCCATAGCAGTTGAGCATCCATCTTACCAAGCTTTGGGCTCATGTTCCATTTTCTACGTAGGGCGCGGATACCGCCACCCACTCCAGAGTTTACCACAAGATCATGCATAGCATAATCGACACCGGATGGTAAAACATCAAATGATATTGGTGCAAAGAATGAATAGGCATAGATATCTTCCGCGTCCATTGGTCGGTCGTCGGTGACGTTACCGCGCGGCATGGCCTTTAGATCGGCCCATGTAGGCTCGCCTGGCTTCTTTAATCTTTTCCATGCATCTTTATAGGCGGTAAAGGAAATACCCATGTTCACTGCTCCGCCTGGCTCCTCGGGACGTTCGGCATAACCACCTTCATGTGCAAATACCCAGTCCATTACCATTTCTACATTGTTTTTCATTGCTTATCCCTTATGATCTATTCCTTATTTAGTTCTGGAAGATCGTCTGGACATAAATACATGTATGAACGCCTGAATAATGCATTAACCCCAGGCAAGAGAGGAAATAAACATGTTTACATCATTCGACAAAGCACTTGTGGCCCTAATTATGGG